GGGACAGGCAGATTGAAGCCATGAAGCGCGTATATAGCAATGGGAGGAACGAGTTATGAAATATGTTGACGCGAGAATAACCTTTGCGGAAGTGCCGGACGAGATAACGTTGTGTGTGAACATCTCGAACTGTCCGTGCCATTGCGAGGGTTGCCACAGTTCCTATTTGGCAGAGGACATAGGCAAGCCGTTGGACTGGGGAAGTCTGAACGCCCTTATCTATATAAACACAGGGATAAGCTGCGTGGCGTTGATGGGTGGCGACGCAGACCCGAAGATGATTGACCGTTTGGCTTTCCATGTGAAGCAGATAGGGTTGAAGAGTTGTTGGTATAGCGGTCGGGATGCGCTGTCGGAAGATGTGCAGCTTGCCAATTTCGACTATATCAAGGTTGGCGGTTGGAGAAAAGACTGCGGACCGCTTAACAAGAAAAGCACCAACCAGCGATTTTATCATGTGGAAGATGGGAAGTTGGTGGACTGGACTTGGAAATTTTGGCGGTTGGAGAAGGACGATTGAAGCGATTTAACCGAGAGAATAGAATGACGAGTTGACCGCTGAAACGGCAGAGTCGAGACAGTGATTTAACGAAACAGAAAGCCGCTTTGTGATATTTATATTGCGAGGCGGCTTTTTCTAAAAAATCAATATAATATATTATATATATTATTTTCTCTGTAACACAGCGTGTTAGAAATTTCTTTGAAAAATAGTTTGAAATTTATTTGGTAGTTAAATTGATATTATATATCTTTGCAATCGGTTAAACCAAAACAGAAGTAAGATGCTACACGGTCAAGCGCACCTTATTGTGCAAGACGGTAGGGTGTTGAACGATGCGGCCACTCTTGCTTTCGGACGTTTGAAGGACGGCGATTATACGGTCTTGATAATGGACGACACAAAAAACAGGTCGCTACCACAACTGAAGTATCTGTTTGGCGTGGTGTTGAAGACGATTTCGGACAAGTTGCCGACGCACCCGCCAGTAGATGCCCTATACAGGTATTTTGAGGAGCTTTACGCGCCGATACACGCCTGTAATCTTCCACGAGGGAGAAAGTACGAGTACTTCAACCTCAAAAATGAAAAAGCAAGTGAGGTGAATGAAGTCATTGAGAGTATCATTCACCATGCCGCTGCCGAGTGGAACATCACAGTCACGCCGAAAGACGAGACCAAGAAGCCCGAAGCGAAGGAACTATGGGCTGGAGCTTACACCGAGCAGTGGAATCTTCTCTCTCAGCATTAAACCAACAAAATTTTTTCATTTTATGGAAGAAACCAGAAAAAATCCGTTTGACCTCTTTGCGGAGAATCAGCAGACTTATCAAGAGGCGTTGGAGAAGAGTGCGGAGGAAAGTTCCTCGTACCAGCAAACCAAGTATTTCAGGATGGACTCGGACGGCACATATACCGTAAGGATATTGCCGTTAGCCCCCGTGCAGCAAGCCGACGGCACATGGCTATTGGAGCGCAAGGGTTACGAGTACCCCATCAAGACGCAAGTGTTGCGTCTCACCAATCCCAACAGCACGAGCAAGAAGGACAAGCAGTTCTTTGTGAACGTGTGCCAGACCAAGTATGCGGGTTTGTCGGTTGACCTTATCGACACCTACTTGAAGGTTGCCGAGAGCAAGTACGGCGATGACGAGAAACTGATGGACAAGATTAAGGCCAGTGGCTTTGAGGGTGGCTTGAAGTGGAACTCGCAGCGCATGATGTACGTCGTTGACATGGACAAGCCCAGTGACGGCATACAGCTCCTCACCCTGTCGTATTCGCAGTACAAGTCGTTGGAGGAGCAGAAGTTGGAGGTGTGGAAGGAACTGTTGGAGGGCGACCCAAAGACACCGTGCCCCATCTCTTCGATACAAGCTGCCTATCCTGTGAAGATTATCCGCAAGAAGAACGGCAAGAAAACCGAGTACAGTTTCACAGTCAACACCGTGAAGCGTCCGCAGTCGATGACGGAGGACGAGCTGAACACCCTGCTTGGCACTCCGCGCATCCCAGAAGCCGCTTACAGATACAGCCGTTTCCACTTGGAAGCCACCATTGAGTATCTGAAGCAGTATGACGAGCAGAACGAGATGGACGTGATGGGCAGCAAGGAGATTGCCGACGCGATAGACAAAATCAAGATGGAGCTGCCTGCCGATGACAAGTCGCACTTTTCCTTTGACAAGAAGGAGCGCAAGGGCAACGATGACGAGGAGCAGGACGATGACGACACTATCGAAGGACTGTGGAATCGTTGGGAAGCCTTGAAGGAGCGTGGTGTAGGCGACAAGAGCGATGAGGGGCAGGAGTTGCGTGACGCTATCCGCAATTTCATTGATGACAACGAACTGCCAGTGAGGGTAACGAGAGGCAAGACCAATGAAGACCTCTTGGTTGCCATTGACGATGCCCTTGAAAACACGAGGGGCGGCGATGACGACGACGCAGAGCCGCAAGATGAAACGCCGAATGAGCGTCAGAGCACGGATGCCGATGAGGACAACGCAAGCGATGATGATGCGGATGATGACGAGGAAATGTCGGAGCATGAGCGTGGCGAGCGCAAAGACGACACCGACGAGCCTGCGGCAGAAGCGGAGCATGAGCGCAGGACACCCCGTCCTGTGAGAAGAAGAATGAGATAAATTTGTTTCTTCCAATACATTATCTTTGGGAATGGGGTACGTTCCTATGGTGTTCGTGCCCCATTCATTTTTATCCCCTTGAACAACTATGAGCAACAGAATACCAACAGCGTTGTTGTTGAACGACATACATATATCGAAAGACAACATATCCGAATTTCAGAAAAACTGGGACGAAACCCTGCGGCTGTGCAAGCAGTTTGACATTGCCGACATGATTATCGGCGGTGATTTGTGGCAGTCGCGTTCCGCCCAGACCCTTGATGTATTGATGGCTGTGCGGCAAGCAATCATTAACGCTATTCAGCAAGGACTTACCTTGACCATTGCGGAAGGCAACCATTGCAAGGTGAACCAAGAGTCGTGTTTAGGCTACAGTCATCTTTTCAGCGAGTACCCCAATGTATATGTGGTTGATGAGTTTGCTGTTATGGACATCAGCGACAGCGTTGTGCTGTATGTGATGAGCTATTTTCCAGAGAACGGCAGTTTTGAAGAGCGTTTCAAGCAGATGACAGCCACAGGTTTTGACAAGCAAAAGACCAATATTCTTTATATCCATGAAGGCATCAGCGGCGCATTGGCTACCGCAAGTGAGGCAGAGCTGCCCGCCAAGCTGTTCAAGGACTTTGACAGCGTATTGGTGGGGCATTACCATAACCGCTGTGTCATCAAAGGCACGAACATAGAATATATCGGCGCGTCGAGACAGCACAATTTTGGCGAGGACGAAGAAAAGGGCTACACCATATTATATGATGACGGCAGTTATGAGTTTGTGAAGAACAAGGTAAACACACGCTACAAGGTCATTGACATTGCCGCAGACCAGATAGACACCCGTTTTATGGAGCGTTTGGATGACTTGAAAGCCACTGGACGCTACAAGGTTAAGGCTCGTGTCAGTTGCGCCTCCACCGATGTAGGCGGCATAGACAAGCAAAAGCTCTTGGAAGCAGGGGCGACGAAAGTAGAGATTGTTACCGAAGAGACCGCCGCCACGGAGGTTGCCGCCCACGCCTTAGACAAGAAGTTTGACAAGAGCGGCATCAAGCAGGAATATTCCGCTTTCTGTGCCGACAAGGGCATAGACGATGTGGAGATGGGTTTGGAATACTTGGATAAAATCAGTTGAAATCATGTGGAAATTAAAAGAAATACACGCCACCAACCTGTGCGCTTTCAAACAGTTGGACTATACCCTGCTGCAAGACCATACCACCTTGATTTTCGGCAACAATATGGATAACGACTCGCAAGGCTCGAATGGGTCGGGCAAGTCGGCTATGTTGGAAGCCATCGCTATCGGACTGACAGGCGAAACCCTCAGAAAGATAAAGATGGAAGAGATTATCAATGACGCAGAGGACGATTCGACAGTGAGCATTGTGCTTGCGAACCCTGCGGACGACCAGCAAGTGAGCATTGACAGGCAGCTACACCGCAAAGGAGCGCAGGAGATACATATTACGTTGCAGACAGGAGCGCAGGACGCTAATGTCGAAGAGGTTGTGCAAGCCACCGTCGCCGATTATAACAAGTATATCTTGGAGTTGTTGGGATTGGGCAAGGACGAGATTTTTGCCAACTATATCCTGTCGAAGCACAAATACACCTCCTTCCTTTCCTGTTCTGACAGGGAGAAGAAAGAGATTATCAACCGTTTCAGCAACGGCATGATGGTGGATGAGAGCATTGCCGCCCTGCAAGAAGACATGACTCCCATACAAACGCAGCTACGAAGTGCGGAAAGCGATGTAGCCACCTGCACAGGCCGTGTTGAGGCGTTGGACGAACAGATTAAGAACGCCCTGAACGAGCAGACGGAACGCAGTCAGAAGAAAAAGGAGCGCGTGGTAGGCTGGCGACAAGCCATTGCAGACAAACGCTGCTATATACGCGAGCAGGAAGCCGCAAAAGTGCAAGCCAACACATTGCTGGCACAGTATGACACATTGGATGACAGTTGGCAAAAGTTGGAGGCAAGCAAACAGGATGTTGTCGGATGCTATCAGACGATATTGAAAGACTGCGAGCAACACGCCTTGCGCAAGCCCACGGATTACGCCGAGCAATCCAAGCAAAGCCAAGAACAGTTGGCGCATTTGGAAAAAGCGTTGGAAAAGGCGAGCAAGGAAGCGGCACAGCAAGAGAAAATGCTTGAAACTGCCAAGAATGCCTTTGTGAAGTTGCAGGAACGCTATGCGAAATTCTCTGACAGCTATGACAAAAAAGCCGAGAAGATAGACGCACAAATCAACACCCTGCTTGCCGCCATAAGAGCATTGGAGGCTGACAATGACGAGCTGAAGAAGCAGCGTGGTCGGTTGGAGGCGGATATTGCCAATCTGCAAAAACAGTTGGCTGGCGTTATCGTATGTCCTAAATGCCAGTATGAGTTCACGTTGGCAGGAGATGTAAATATTCACGATGTGCGGTTGGAGTTGCAGGACAGGGAAGGCGAAGCAAAGGACATCGCCGACAATATCCGCAAGAACCAACAAGATATTGAGAGCCATACCGCCAAAGGCAGGGAAGTACGCAAGGAGCAGAACGAGCTTATGGGCAGCAAGGCAGAATGGTCGGCGAAGATTACCGATGAGCAGACAAAAGTCGATGAGATGACAAGAGAGGTGTCGCGTCAGAAAAGCCAGTTGCAAGTGCTGCAAGCTCAAATTGGCGACACGCGGAAAGCCATCAGCGATATGCGTGTGCGACTTTTTGACGAGGCATACGAACTGCTTGACACAGCCATCAAGACACAAGAGAACACAGTCAAGCAAGCCGAGGTGAACATCAGTAACGCCAAAGGAGCGATAGCCTCATACGAAGAGTCGATACGAGACATTGACCAATCGTCGGAAACCGACATGATAGAGAACTTGAAGGTCAGCAAGAAAAAATATGAGCAAGAGTTAGAACGTGCCATTGGGAAGAAAGAAGATGTGGAGCGAAAGCTGAATGCCTACAAAAGGCAAGAAGCCATTTTTACGGAGTTCAAGACCCATCTCGCCAACACCAAGATAGACGCATTGAGCCATATCACCAATGAGTTTTTGGAAACCATTGGCAGCGACATACGCATCGCTTTTTCGGGTTATACCGTGTTGAAGAGTGGCAAGATAAGGGACAAAATCTCCATCTCACTCATCAGGGACGGCGTGGACTGCGGTTCTTTTGATAAGTTCTCGGAGGGAGAGAAAGCCCGCGTGAACCTCGCCAACATCCTCGCCATGCACCAGTTGACAAACACGAATTGCGCTGACGGCAAGGGCTTGGACTTGCTGATATTAGATGAGATATTAGAAGCCACCGACGAGCAGGGGCTTTCAAACATCTTTAACGCTCTGAACCAGTTGCATATCACTTCATTGGTAGTAAGCCACGGCAATATCGCCGAGGGCTATCCCTACAAGACGGTGGTAAGCAAACTCAATGGCGTGTCGTATATAGATGAGCAGCAATGAGACCCCAGAAGAAAGAATCACACGAGACGAGATTTTAAGTCTTGACATCGCCACCCACTGCGGCTATTATTCCACCCACGAGGCTGGCACATGGAATTTCACGCAGCGGGCGGGCAAGAGTGCCATAGAGCAGCATTTGATGTTCTATGAAACATTAAGGGCTTTTGTAGAGGAGCACCATATCCGTTTGATTATCGCGGAGGATGTGAACGTTACCGGGCAGTTTATCGGCATGAGAAAGCTGTCAGAGTTTCGCGGCATCCTGTTTCTGCTGTGCGCCCAGTTGGGTTTGCCAGAGCCACGCTTCATCAATGTAAGCACTGTGAAGAAGTGGGCTACTGGCGATGGCAAGGCAGACAAGCGGAAGATGATGGACTACTGCGTGCAGCGTTGGGGCATCACACCTGTTGATGACAACATGGCGGATGCCGTGCATATCTTCAAGTACTATGTGAGAAAATACAAACTATAGCAGCCATGAGTGACGCAAGGCGACAAAGGCGCAGACAGCGGAAGGCGAATCAGCCACATCTGACGTATTTGGCTACGCTGTTGGGGCGTTTCTACGAATATCTTGGCAGCAGTCCGCAACCATCGGATGACGCTGTAAGAGCGCATTTCACTTCCTCCAACGAAGCGTGGAAGAAGTACTGTGCCATCCACAAATTGATGAACGCAAATCATTTGTTTATGCTTAACGTTCAGGAGGCGTGGAAACGGCACACGGCGCAGCGGGCAACGGACGAGTAGTCAGCGATGAGACGGCGGCGCGGCGCAAGGCACTCTTCGACCAATATGTCATGCCCTACGACAGGATGATATACAAGTTGTGTATGCGCTACACGTTCAACCCCGATGACACGAGGGAAAACTACTGGGAGGTGCTTACCAATATGTACAAGTATATTGAGACCTACGACCCCAACCGTCCTATCCGCACATGGCTTCACATCGTCACCAAGCGTTGCGTCTATGAGTTGGACCAGCGCAGACAGCGGCATATTGAAAGAAGAAACCGCGACAATGACATTGAGAGCTATGAGTCGGCGGAAGAGTTCGCCGACGTGGAAGCGACCGAAAACTGCGACATCGTTGACATCAGCAACTACAAGGAACTGTATGATGACGATATACTGTATGCCTTAGAACAGCTGAAACCCTCGTATCGGCGAGCCTTGCTGTTGCAACAGGCAGGGTATAAGCTGAAAGAGATTGCCGAGATAGAGCACAAGAACGGCGCGTTGGACTCGTGCAACATCGAGACCGTGAAGAGCAGACTGTTCTTGGCACGTCAGCAACTACAACAACTATTGACACGCAATGGAAAGAGAAGAACGGCAGAAGAAACAGATTAGGAAGGTATATGCGGAGATTACGCGCCGTTTGGTTGACCACGGCTTCGACTTTCCGCAAGGTGGCAAGATGGAACGCCAGTTGTCGCAGTTCATACAGCGGTTTGAGAAGTGG